AATTACTCCATCAAGGTCATTCACCCAAAACGACGCAATAAGATCATTGTCAGTATTAACAGCAAAAACACCATTAATCTGAGCTGAAGTAATTCCCAAAATTCCACTAGCTGTCTGATCTAATGAAATAGTATTGTTTTCTCTATTTCCAACTCCATCTATTGCTCTTACCCCTACATGATAATTCACTCCAGCCTGAATGAGACTTCCATTTCCAAGAGCAAAAATGTCCGCATTTAGTTGTGTTGTTACTAATGCTATATTTGCAACATTAAAAAGATTAACCGAGGAGTCAGGCTTTACATAAACTTCATATCTAACTGGTAAAGATGGATCACTGGCAATTAGCCAAGATGCTTTTAATTGACCCAGAGAGCCTTTGCCCAAAAAATCTATACCCGAAAATGTGGGGGGAGTTAAATCAACAATACAAGCCTGAGAGCTTGGCTGGAATGAGCCACCAGTTACTAGTTGATTTGGTCTTTCATCTCCGAGGGAGGTGCTTTGCACCCCTGCCTCGAAAAATAATAAATTACTCATTATTAGCTATCCTTAAGGCTTGGTCTAATATCAACGCCTGGAGGAGATACAAAAGTGTATCTTACTAATGTTCCAACAGTGTTTGGAATTGTTCCAAGGGCAAGCCAAGTAGTTCCTCCGTTTGTGGAGTATTCGAATCTAGCAGTCTCATTAGTGATATCGTGATCTACTAATAAAACCCCTGATAGATCGTATGCCCTAAAGCTCAATGTTGATGGTACAGCAGACTCATAAGTCTTTTTAAGTCTGAAACCAACTCGAGTAGGAATTGATGAAGACGAATCATCATAGCTGTATTCCCAATTATCGGACAATTCTTCTGCGGCTACATAGCCAATAAAAGCATCTGAAATTTGTACGTGACTCGTTTTGTCCATTGAATGAGATTTGAATCCAAATTTAAATTGAATTTGAGATCCGAGAGGAAGATTTAATTCTTGATCCTGGTCTATTGTTACCCACCCACCAGATATTGAACCAAAACCGCTAGTTCTGTATTCAACTTGAACCTCTCCACCGGACATAATTAATTCACGCTTAACATCAACTAATTTTAGCAATGCGTTTTCTGGTAAGCTAACAACTTTTGAAACAATATAAGAATGATCGAAGATAATATCTGATCTTATATCTGAGGCAAAAACTCCTCTTTGGCCAGTCGCAGTTGAGTTTGCAAACAACCACCCACCATAATTTGTAAAAGTGGTATAAGGGGCAGCCGGCCTCATTTCGTATGCATCTCTAGATGTTGTTTCATACCAAGAAACGCAAGTATCCCCGAAAATTGCAGTAAGTTTATTATTCTCTACTTTTTTAAGTATAAATCTAAACGCATTTGTTGCTGCTTGACCGGCTAGAATGATTGCATGATCTAGGGCATCTGACCATGAAGCAGAAACTACAACAGGTGTAACAATTTGGTTTAAGGCCCCAAGCATATTTGATGTTGTCAGTGACGGCCAAGCAGTTGCCCCGGCAGTTAATTCATCAAGTCTCCCTAAATAAAGGTTAGATGATGTTGCAAAAAATGCACACTTTTGACCATTCAAAAGTGATCCGTTCAATGGAGCGTTTGTCGGAGTAGCAATTGCATCTACGTCTGTTGTGGAGAGTAATGTCCCAGCAATAGCAGGGAGGATGCTTGTCTGATGAAGCCATTGGGAATTTGTATGACCAAAAGCTCTCCCAAACGTCACACCTGTAGCTGATGTTACTGCGGCTATTGATGCACCTCCAGCAGTTAGCGATAGTTCAAAATCATTTACTGTTAAGTTACGAACAAAATAAGTGGTATTTAAGGCAAAAGCTGCTGGAAGTGTACCAGCAAGAAATTGAACAGGCTCATTTTCTGTTAATCCATGCCCAATTAAACTTATCTTGGCAGGAGTTCCTGAAATAATATCACCTGTTAGTGCTGAGTAAGTCGGAGCAACGGAGGTATCTCGTACAAAGTATTGTGAATTTGCCGCAGTTCCTAAGTGAGTGTAAAGACGGTTTGATGCTGTGTCGAGTATTGCACCAAAGGCGTCAATCTCTTGGTTCAATGGTTGCATTACCACGCTTGTTGGGCCAGCAGCGGCACCGATTGAAGCACCATTAAACGTAGCAGACAATTCAAAATCATTTAATCCTGCGTTGCGAACAAAATACTTAGTGTTTACTGCAAAGGTTGATGTTGTCCAATTCGACCCTACTTGAGATGTAAAATAAACTTGATCGTTGTTATTGAATCCATGAGAAGCAAAGTTAAACTTTACAGGCGTACCAGTAGTGATCGTCATTGATCTAGAGCTAAGAGATGCAAGTCTACCAAGTTGATAAATTGCTTTTTGGTTATTTCCAGTGGCAAATGGAATCACTGGAGGAGATACTTGAGAAAAATCCGACTTGGCAATATTGTTTGCCATTAAGACACCAGACCCACCCAAGAGAATTGTTCCAGTAGCTATTAAGTAAATTTTCCAACCAGTTGTTCCATTATCAATTACTTTTAATGATCTTATCGTGTGAACAATTGCTGGAGATGAAGGAAGAGAAAAATTTATTCTTCCGACGTATGTATGTATTCCAGTGATTTGATCAAATTCATAACAAAAAATCGGTATAATACCAGCCGCTATTGCACCTAAAAAAAATCCACGGCCATTTTCAGACGCAAAACTTGTTATTGCCGGAGCAATACCCGTGTCTGAAAACACATCAATGAACCTTGTGGGAGATGGCCCTAATACTGACTTAGAATCAATTGTTCTTTGACTTACTCGTCCGGCCAATGTTGTGCGTGTTTGGTCATAAGAAGTTCCGGTCGATGCCAAAAGTTCAAGGTCTAATGATTTCATTTATTAAATCCTTTAAAGAGAAAGAACAAAATAATCTCTTTCTAATTTATATTTATTCAATTCTAAAACGTATTCAAAATTTTTTACAAGGATATATGCACCAACAGATGGTGCCTGATATGTTATTTGAGAAATTCTTTCGTTTTTAGTTCCAAAATCAAGCCAAGTATAATTCTTGTCTCGATCTGGAGCTTTTAAAATTTGTTGAGCTATATTATCATCAATAGATGCTGTAATTGTATTTCCGACAAAGACTTCTCTAGCTGTATAGTCAGATCCCCTCGTTGGAGAGTCAACAAAGCTTTTGTGATCTTTATCTCTAGTCGTTCCACTAGCTGTCTGAGGTATTGCCAAGCTTTTCCTCTACATTGTGAAGTGTGATGTCGTCGTTATCATAATACCATGCAATCCATTCTTTTTTAACAAATTGAATATCAAAAAAGTGAACTCCATATCCTAGTCTGGATTGGAGTAAAAGCATAAGCCGCTGTAGCCCTTTCGGACTACTAGCGGTTATGTATTTTGGAATTCTACCAACAGGTTTCTTCATCTATTACGGAAGATCCCAAGCACGAACAATTAGCTCGCCATCTTGAAGAGCTGACAATCCATATTTAACATCCCAAGTGTGGGCCATAGAACCAGCACCAAACTCAATAGCCTTTTCCATGTCATGAACAGGGAGTCTGTGGAAAGCAAAACCTAAAGATTCTCTGTGACAAAGAACCATTTTGCCATCAGCAAACATACCGCCAGTAGCAGCGTTAGCAGTTCCAGCGTGGTTAACAACGATAACTCTCACGCCGTAAACAGATCCAAGTTCTCCGCTAACAAGTGGAGTTCTGTCGCCGTAACGATCAGCTTGAACAAAGTTAGCAACGCCAAGAAGTTGTTTTCTTTCTTGAGGACGAACAATTAAGAAACGATTGCCATCATCAAGCATATTAGCTTCATCAGCTTTTTGGATCATAGAAAGAAGAGTGTCTTCAATGTCAGTTACACCTGACTCAAAAGCAACATCGTTAGCAGATGCAGCACCTGTCCAAAGAGTATTTAGTCTTTCGATATCTAGGTTTCTTCCGTGAGCAGAAGCAGCTCTTTCAGCAGCAGTAAGCTCGTAAGAAGGCTTAGCATCAAGCTCAACATCGCCAGGGATTACGTAATAAACATACTTGCTTTTGTTAAGAGCGATCTCGTCAAAAGAAAAAGTAAGGTTCATTGCAGATGCAGCTGTTGGAGTAGCGTTATCTCTAGTTCCAACTGTAAAAGATGAAGCTCTAGGAATTTTAAGTGATGCAGTTCCTTTACCAACTAAAGATGAATAGTCAGCAAAAAGACCAGATAGTTTTGAAGCGGCTTGAAGTTCTCTTTGAACAACTTCGGCAACCAGTGCTTCTTGAACGTCAGCAACGTCAGCATTTTTAGCAACAGTCATGATATACCCTCCAGGTATTTGTTATTTTTTACTTTGTTTATATGCCTCGAGAAGTTCTTCCCTGGTCATATCTTTAAAACTTTTCTTTGGTTCTTCGGGTGATTTTTTACTTGGATTTCCGACTGATGCTTGTCTAGGAGTTGTTTCAAATAAGAAGTAATTTTCTTTCTTATTCTTTTCAATGATCTCTTTCAAGCTATCAGTGTTAATCGTATAATTATCACCAATCTCAATAGAGCGTAA